TACCCAGTGAAAGACCAAAGAAAGTACAAGCACACTGGGTAGATATACCAAAGGATTGGTTAGCGTATGGTTGGGATAAAGCAGCTATGAAGCTGCCACCACCTACTGGTAAACAAATATCGAGACTGGGTGTTGTATTAGATTTGATGTGGTTTATTGAAGAAGAAGATCGAAGGAAACTTATCTGGATGCGTGCTAGGAGAATACCCTGGAAGAAATTAGAATATATGTTTGGTAAACATCGTTCAACGCTTGCAAACTATTTACGACATGATTTAAGCAAGTTGACATTCGTTGCAAACACTGAAAATAAAATTAGACAAAAGCTACAATATTGTATATAGGTTTTCATATACTCCCACAAATCTGTAAAAAATAAATGGTAGGTAGACCACTTAGAAAAATACCGTGTGGAGCTAGACGCAAATACGATGGTCAACCTTGTCAAGCCAAAGCTCTTGGAAACGGAAGATGTTACTTACATGGTGGACTTAGCACTGGACAAAAAACAATTGAAGGAAAACTCAAAGCACTCTCCAATCTCAAATACTTCAAAGGCTGGAGTAAAGAAAAGATCAGAGAGTATTATCAAGAACGACATCCTGGTGAATTTGATGAACGGAATACCACTTACCAAGATCTGTTCGTCACCAGACTTTCCAGTGATAACGACAGTGTATCAGTGGATGACGAAGGATGAAGAGTTTGCTGGACAGATCACACAAGCCAGAATGAATGGAGCCTTGAGTAATCTTGACAAAGGTTATGAAGAGATGGAACGTATCTCGAATATGAAGAATAAAACTCATACTGATATTACGTTACTGAATACAAAGCTCACACACTTACGATGGATTGCATCAAAGATTATTCCACAGTTCAATGATAAGATTGTGAATGAACATAAAGGTGATGTGACTTATAAGATTGGATGGGAGACTAAAGATCCAATATTGACAGAGAAGAAAAAAGTTTCTTCGCACACGACATGAGGTTCTTGAATGCTACACCCCATGCTACACTTTTAGTTTTTTTATTGTATATCAAGAAAACTTAGCGGTTGTGATAACCGATATGTATCGCAGCTAGAAAAAAAAATTTATTTTTACGTTGTATTGCTTACGTTTTTGTAGACTTGCGATGGGGTACCCCCCAAAAACGCCTGGCTGTTGCGTATAGTATATATAACCCAACATTAACATCCACATGAACACAGACATATTCAGCGTCATCTACACAGATGAAAAGAAAAAAAAGATTATCATTGAGTTTTCAAACTTTAAAACCAAAGAAGAACAAATCGAGTTTGTCAGAGATCTTAATCACATGCTCGGATTATTCTCTTTGATAGATAAACCGATTGATACTCCAGTGACAATACACTGATGACAGAAAAAATTATAACAATTCCCTATACACCCAGGGATGCACAGCGAGAGATACACAATGCTCTAGATACCCATCGTTATACCGTGATAATCGCTCACAGAAGACTAGGTAAGAGTATGGCTGCTATAAACCACCTGATAAGGTATGCATTCACTCACAGTATGCCTAATATCAGAATGGCATATATCTCTCCTACTTTTAAACAAACAAAACAAATAGCCTGGGATTATGTAAAACAGTTTACAAAACAAATACCTGGCATCAAATACAATGAAACCGAACTGCGATGCGATTTCCCTAATGGTGCCAGGTTGACGTTGTATGGTGTGGATGCCAACCCTGATGCACTACGAGGCAGCTACTATGACTTTGTTGTCATGGATGAAGTACAATTAATTAATGAAGATGTTTTTCCAACAGTCATTTTACCAGCTCTAGCAGATAGAAAAGGGAAATGTTTGTTTGTTGGAACTCCAATGTCAACCAGGAATTATTTGTATGAATTATATAAAAAAGCAAAAGCTGATCCCTCCTGGCATTGTAAAATATACAAGGCAAGTGAAACAAACATTATAGATAAGTTTGAACTAGCACAACTCAAACAGAACATGACGGATGAAGAATACCGTCAAGAACTCGAATGTGATTTCTCTGCTGCTATTAATGGATCTATCTACGGTAAGATTATAGATAAGCTGGATGCTGATAATAGAATTACAAAAATTAATTATGATATTGGGTACCCAGTACATACTGCCTGGGATCTGGGTATAGCAGATGAAGGCATTATTGTATTTTTTCAAGAAATAGGCAGACAGATCTACTTTATAGATTGCCTGGCAAAATCAGGTGAGGGATTACCCTGGTTTGCAAAAGAAATAAAAAATAGAGATTATGTGTATGGTAAACACTTTGCACCTCACGATATTGAAGTCAGAGATTTTTCTAATGGATTATCGAGAAGAGAAGTTGCTTATCAACTCGGTATAAGATTTCAAGTGGCTCCCAAGTTAGCAGTCGAAGAAGGAATTCATATTACTTCAATGATGTTAGCCAGGAGTTATTTTGATCAACAGAAGTGTGAAGTTTTAATTGATGCACTTCGACATTATCATCGTAAGTGGTCAGTTAATAATAAACATTTTTCTAAACCTACTCACGATTGGAGCAGCCACTTTTGTGATGCTGTTAGAATTGGAGCTGTATCTTTAACAGAAAATACAGCTGGAAAGAAACCGCCACAATCAATGGCACAAAATGAATATCAAGTATTCGGAGCAAACTAATGGGATTTTTAAAACCAAAGGTGGTTATGCCACCTCCTCCACCACCGCCTGATCCAGTACCAGAGGCACCTGAAGTCGATGATGCTGAAAATTTAGAGGCTGAAGAAGAGGAAAGAAAAAGATTAAAAAATAAAAAAGGAAGAAAATCAACTATCCTGACAAGTATGCTCGGTGATACTACCGATGCGGAACTCAACAAACCATCACTATTAGGAGAATAACATGGGATTTTTAAGACCAAAAAGTAAACCACCCAAGCCTATGGAACAAATAGAAGACAAACTAAAACCAGTTCCAATGCCAGATCCATCAAATCCATTGCCAATGCCAATTATGCCAGATCCTGGAGAATTAATACAAGATAATCCAGTACTTTTTAAAGATGATATGGCTAATACAACTGATCCACAAGATGAAGGCAAAGGATCAAAGAGAAAGGGTAAAGGCAAAGGTGGAACTATTTTAACATCTGTGACTGGAGTATCTGGTCAACCACAATTAGGCAAACCCAGTTTATTAGGCGGATCATATTAATGTCTAGTAACGACAAAGCTAGTCGTAATAGTAAACGAGCTGAAAAAACTACACAGCTTATGCAAAATATTATGACTGGTGGTGAGATCTCAAAGAAGAGAGAGGCAGAACTAGCCAAAGCTGCTGATTATGGAAGAGGTGTTCAATTTCAAGAAGGTTCACCAAAAGTTGGAAACCTTACACAAAAAGGTGGTAAGCCAGTTTTTAGAACAGGATCTACAGCTGCTGACTACACTGGAAGAATAGTTGCCAATGCTCCTACATTTCGTGAAGCAGTAGGAGATGCTGGAAGAGCTTTGTTTGGTGGTAAGGCAGACGATACACAAATTAGAAAAGATACTAAATTATCAAAAAATATTTTACCAGAGCCAAGAGAAACAAAAGGTATTGTACCTACACTAATTGAAAAAGGCGGTGTTGTAGGTAGCGTAGTATCATCAATTGCTACTGGTAAAGAAAAGAAAAAGAAAAAACTTACATCTGATGAAATTTATAATCAAGGTGTAACAGATTTTGCAGCTTTGAACAGATCACAATTAGGTGGCAAGAGTTTTAAATTAGGTGATTAAATGGATATAAAAGAATTAACAAGAAGATTTTCTCAACTCAAAAGTATGAGAGGTACATGGGAAAGTCACTGGCAAGAAATTGCAGATTATGTATTACCCAGGAGAGCTGATGTAACAGTCAAAAGAGCTAGGGGTGATAAACGAACAGAAAAAGTTTATGATAGCACTGCAATCAATGCAGCAGAACTTCTAGCGTCATCACTGCATGGGATGTTGACTAACGCAGCATCACCCTGGTTTATGATGCGATACAAAGATCCTCAGTTCAATACAGATGATGCTTCAATGGAATGGTTAGAAGAATGTACTAATCAAATGTACATTGTTCTAAACAGATCTAATTTTCAACAAGAAGTACACGAGCTGTATCAAGATTTAATTACTTTTGGTACCGCTGGTATGATGATTGAGAAGGATGAAGAAAAAGGTTTACGATTTTCAACCAGGCATATTTCTGAGATCTATATCCAGGAGAATGAGTTTGGTCGTGTTGATACTGTATACCGAAAATTCAAAATGTCAGCACGAGCTGCATTTGGAATGTTTGGTGATGTCTCAGAAAAAATTACAAAATTAGCAGAAAAAAATCCATACGATGATGTGGAGTTACTGCACGTTGTCTTACCCAGAGATATATTTGATCCTAGAAAAATAGATGCAATCAACAAACCTTTTGCATCTATTTACTGTGATCCTGAAACCACACAACTTCTTGGTGAAGGTGGTTACGATGAGTTTCCGTATGTTGTTCCTCGCTTTCTCAAATCCTCAGTAGAGACATACGGTAGATCGCCAGCAATGGTAGCACTGGCAGACATCAAGATGATTAATAAGATGTCAGAAACCATTATCAAAGCAGCACAAAAAACAATTGATCCTCCTCTATTAGTGCCTGATGATGGTTTCATGCTACCAATACGAACTGTACCTGGTGGATTAAATTTTTATAGAGCTGGTTCCAGAGATCGTATTGAACCATTGAACTCTAATCCGAATATTGGTTTAGGTGTTCAGTATGAAGAACAAAGACGTGAAGCAATTCGAAAAGCATTTTATGTAGATCAATTGTTATTAGCACAACGAGTAAACATGACAGCAACAGAAGTGTTGCAGCGTAATGAAGAGAAGATGAGAATGTTAGCTCCAGTGTTAGGAAGGCTCCAGGGTGAAATGTTACAACCGCTCATCACAAGATGTTTTAACATCATGTTAAATATGGGAATGTTTCCTGTGCCTCCAGAAACTTTACAAGGAAGAGAAATAGATATTGAGTACACCTCACCGCTTGCACGGTCACAAAGAACTGGTGATATTACAGCTGCTGTAAGAGCTTTAGAAATACTCTCTCCTCTCTCTCAACTAGCACCGGTGTTTGATTACATAGATCCAGACAAGTCCT